TCAGGAATTTTTCTTGGTTCTCCAGGAGAACTGCGGTAACCATTCTACGATGGGAGTCGGTGATTTTCTCAGCGCCGTCGTAGTCAAGTAATGGTGCCCACTTCTCCTGCAGTTGTTCACCGTTGAACATTTGCATTTGATTTTACCTCTTTTAAAAAAGTGTTTGGGTTTATCTTATAATGTAAAACTTACTTTTTAGAAACTCTCTGCAGAGCAGTAAGATATCCTTCCATAGATCCAGAATATTCCTGGTTCATGGATGCTTCTTCTGCAATGTACTCAGAAGAATCTCTTTGAGCACTGGTTCTGGAGGGGAAATATGCCTCTCTCAGGGTTACCAGTTTCTCACGGTAGTCTGTTTCACTATCAAACTCAACACTTTCGGCAAGAGTAGCGAGTTTCTCTTTCTGAGTGACTGCAAGTCCTTCAGAAACATCACTCAAGATTCCATCAGATGTGGATTCCGCTAATCTTCTATTCAGAGCAACATTTCTGTCGATCTGCTCATTGAGTTTTCCTTCCATTTCATCAAGTTTATTTACCATGCTCTCAAGTACATCATATTTTTCTTCAGGGATTGTTACATAATGTTCTTCAAAAAGTGTCTTCATACCGGAGAGGAACGACTCAGACATTTCTGACTTGAGTCCTTCTTCTACAGACAGTTGGTTTTCTTCCAACCACTCGGATGAAACATACTCAAGGTATGAATCAACACGCTCGGTCATTTCAGACTTAAATTCTGCTACTTGTTCTTCAATAACAGTAGCATAGCTTGCTTCCAGGTCCTCTTGGATTGCAGCAACTTTAGCATTGATTGCTGCTTCAAAGATAGTCTTTGCTTTTTCCTGGAATTCTTCGGAGAGTTCTTCGCCTTGGAGAAGTGCTTCGACATCAGCATCGATGTCTAATTCTACAACTTCCTCTTCGACAACTTCTTCCTCTGTGACTTCCTCTTCAGAAATCTCTTCTTCAGAAACAATCTCTTGATCATCATCGATCTCAGATTCTTCCTCTTCCTTCATGCCGCCAGGCATTGCATCCGCAGGCGCTGCGCCTTTGTTTACAACATCCTTAACTTGCTTGAGGGTAGCACCGGGAGTCTTCAGCTTTGCTGAATCATCGTCGGGCTTGTAGTTTTCTGGGGTAGGACCGCCAAGGTCTTCTACGCTTGCGCCAGATGGTTTTACCATTGGTTCTGCTGGTTTTGCACCGGCAGTTACAGCGTTTTCCTTAACGTCTTCCATTTCGTGTAAATTAGAACCACTGGACATTTTAGAACTCTCCGAATTACCTATTTGTAGTTAATTAAACTATATTTATTTATAAATTAAAGATTTGATAGAAAATCACCCCATAACTGGAGTTTATGTTCTTCAAGTCTGTTTTGGTCAACAAGAGTATTTATTCTCTTTCTGGTATCGCTGCAGAACCTTTCGCGAAGGATTCCACCCTCCCATACCCATTCTTTTCCTTCCATAATTCCGTCAACAAAAGCGTCAGGTGCAGAAGGATCAGCGACGATATCTGCGGCGGTTGCCAACATGAAATCTTCACCAACAATGTTGACACCTTCGTTGTTCTGCTTCAGAGAACCAACACCACGGGATGAAACTCCAAGTTTCACACCCTCACCAATAAGTGATTGTGCAATCTTACCCATTGGGGTGCTGAGAAGTTGTGCCTTACCGTAAATGTTAGAACCACGCTGCTCAAGAGCAACGATTTTATGAGATACACGGTCAAGGTTGATAGTTGGTCCATCGGGGTGACCGAGTTCTCCAAGTGCTCTACCTTTGTTGGTGTACATTTCATTGTATCTACCAACTTCTTTTGCAAGAGTTTGGATGGGATACATTCTTCCATTACGGTTTTTGATGTCACCCTGAAGGAAAGTTCCCTCAATGTACATCTTCTTTTTAGCACCTTTTCCTTCGGTGATAAATTCTACGGTTTCAACCTCTTCTCTGATTAGTTTCATTAGTTTCTGAATGCGACTTTTACACCTTTGACATTAGTACCACCGGCAGAAGCAACCAACTTGTCAGTGGGTTCCTTTTCAAGAGTGACGGATTCACCGACTCCAACTGTGAGACTTCCAATAGTTGTATCACTAGAATCAGTTCTTGTAATGACGACTATGGCAGAGTGACCATTATAAACTCTGACTACAGTTGCATTACCAACATTTGTAGCAGAGTTTAAAGCAACTTCTGCTGCTAAGACCTTAATCAACATCTTCGTCTCCGGTTTGAGTTTCTTCCTCTTCGTCCTCTTCGGACTCTACTTCAACTTCATCAGTCTCATCTTCTACTTCATCTCCAAAAAGAGAACTGCCGACTTCGGGTCGAACTGCATCTATTTTTGATGATGACTTGGCGTACAAAATTTCTTTAATTTTGTCACTGACCTCAGCTGGAGATGACTCATCACCAACCAACATATCCATTAATTCATCCATTTTGTATCAAAAATTATAAGAACTATTATTTATTTATATCTCACCACCCTCGGGTGCTTCGACTGCTTTTTCTTGACCTGCTAAATCTGGTTCATTGATAGGTGCTCCGAGACCCATTGGATCTGCATTTGGATCCATTGGTAATCCAGTATTAGGATCAATAGGAGCATTTGGATCAGGCAAAATACCAGCAGAAATTTCCTTCTTAATTTGCTTATCCATCTCCTTCATTTCTGCTTCAGTCTGCTTAAGAACTTTGTTTCTTACATACTGTGCAGAGAAATATCTGCCCATGTATGGTTCCATGGCAGCAATAACACCAAGTTGCTCATTGAGAAGTTCATTCTCCTTGAGATCAGAGAAGTGATTATCATACAGATAATCATATTGGATATGATCTTCAAGTTCTGTCCAATCTTCAGCGGTAATAATATTCTTAAGAATCAACTGGGTCTTCAACATATCGTTGAACATTCCAGAGAATCTCTTACGCAGTCTACCAACAAACTTGGTAAACTTCAGTTCATCACGCAGAATCTCGGAAGAACGACCAAGGTTGAATCCACCAGAACTATCAAGTCTACTGGAAGGAACATTTAGAGATTTGTAGAGTTTGGTTTGGAAGTAGTCAACATCAGAAAGTTCTCCAAGGTTTTGACCACCGGGCAGTGTAGAAATTTCAGTTCCTCTACCACCTTCTCTTCTAGGTAACCAGAAATCCTCAAGCATTGCCATATGCTTACGGTCATCACGGATTTCTCCGGTGCTCGCATTATAGACAAGTTTGTTACGATAGCGATTCATCACATCGCGCAGATACTGCTCTGCTTTTACCTTAGGTAGATTACCAACATCAATGTAGAAAATTCTACGTTCTGGTGCTCTTGACAGTCTGTATATAACAAGACTATCCTCAACCATTCTTAATTGGTTAAGTGCCTTGATTGCTTTATGCAAATAAGATAAAATTGTTTGCTTATTTCTGTCTACTAATCCAGAGGTTACAAATGTAATTGCATCTTTTGAGATCTTTGTCGCACCCTTTGCATTTCTGTTTGGGTAGATTCCACCACCACCCTTTTGTGCAGAGTTGGGATCGTAGAGATAGTACTCCTCTATATCTGGTGTCTTATAGTTTGCAGGATCATTAGGATCTTTACCACCTCTTGCAACATCAAATGGAGACTGAGAATTTGGTCCCTTCTTATCTTGCTTACGAATTAAACGAATTTTAAGCGGATCAATATATCTGATATCCTGGATACCTGAAGATGGATCCTTGAGATCGATTACTTTATGGTAGAAGATTCTTCCGTCAATGTACCAATTCCTAAAGATTTCATGAGACTTCCTATCGAAGTTCATCATGTTTTTAATATTCTGGAACTCTTCTCTGATAATATCTTTGAGTTTATCTGAAGCAGGAAGGTTAGATAACTCAATCTCTACAGGAGAATCATTGAGGTCTGAAACAATTGCTTCATTTACAATATCTTCAATCGCACTATCACACTCAGGATGTAGACACATCTCACGGTATCTACGAATCAGATCCTGCTCAGACTTATAAACTCCTTCGATATCTACGTATTGACCGTAAAAACCGCTGGAGAGATAGAAATCTGATTTGTCCTCATCTGTTTGAGGCACAGGGGAGATAACAGATTTTGTCTGTTGCTCCCCTGGATCTGGTAGTTTAAAACCAAATAATTTAGACATTAATCAAGATTGAACTTATTATCCTACTATTTATACTCCGGTGCCAAGTTGAGTTGTACCGTCAGAGTTCAGTGCTTCACTCCACTGAACTTCCATGGTTACTGAGAATTCCTCAATCGTATCAGAACTATCATAAGATAGTGGGATATCTGAAACATTAGTTGGGAATGAACCATAGAATCTGTACTGCTTAAGTACAGGAAGTTGTGGGTCACTGGTTGGTTGGGGACCACCTACTTGTGCTCTGCCAAGTTGCTTAACATACATATCCTGCTGATAAGAAGAAGGATTTGTAATACCAGCATTATCTTCGTGCTTGTTGATGAGATTCATCCATCTCTCAAAAGCAGTTCTGATAGTGAAATCAACATCGTTGATAATAGTGATGGTCCAGGGATCGAAGGTTCTATCTCCAGCAACCTTCAGATTTCTACCTCTGAAGGGGATGTTGATTGGGGAGATGTTAGAAGCAGGAAGGTTTGCTGCCTTAATCATAAAACGAGTTTTATCAGTTAAAGCATCCTTCGTGGTTCCTTCGGGGATAGCGTCATCGGGGAAGTACAATTCACACTCAAATAGATTGGGTCTTGCACCTCCACCGATCATTCTGCCCTTAAATGCATCAAGGGTCCTATCCTTAGTATTTGGGGCGTTACGGTTTGCCATTAGATGTTTCCTCTACTATGTGAATGAATTAAACGTTGCCGACGACTTCTTCAAAACTTACTCCGGTGCGAGTAGCAACGAAGGTAAGACCGATGAAGTTGATAGATCTTGCGGGTTTGACAAAGATATCTGCTCTAAACTGGTTAGAGTCAACGATGTCAGGAGTGTTGTTGGTCTCATCGCAGATTACGACAAAATCAGTGACGCCTCTCTTTGCCTTGACATCGCGGAGGAAAGGTTCAACAATATTGACGAAGTTGGACCTCGTGATAACATCGTTGAATTCAAAGAGTTGATCCTTTGCTGCTCTCTCGATCGAATCCTCAATGGTGAGGAACAGACGACGAACATTGATTCTATCGAAAGCAGACGCGAATGAGAGTCCAGTCTTATCACCGAAGAGAAGGATTCCAGATCCTGGTTGTGCCACGATTGGGTTGATTCTCTTAGGATAAATCAGGTCTCTTTGTCCCTGTGATGGGTTGTATGCAAGTTTCACTGCACCATTTAGTGCTCCTCTAGAGGAACCAGCAGGTGAGAACCAGGAGAACTGATTGATTGAAGTTCTTGCCATGATACCGGCAACATCAGCGTTACAAGGAACATAACGGAATTCGTTGTTGAATCTATCGAAGGTGTACTTATATCCTGAGTCGAAGACTGCGTAGGAAGATGAAGTCAGAGCATCGAAGAACTTGATGATGTTATCTGTCTGAGTATCAGAGTTTGGTTCGTTTACAACACCAGAAGTATGTGGTGAGATGCAAGCGATACAATCTTTTCTAAGTTCAGCAATTTCAATCAGTTTGTTTGCTTTTGCCTGTGAATCGAAGATTGAAGATCCACCGGATGGACCGTTGATCAGGAAGTCAATTGAGAATTCAGCAGGATTCTTGAGAACTTCGTAAGAACTTACGATGTCAGCAAGTGTGGTTGCGAATCCATCAGCAGCAGTGTAGTTCTTACCAGCAGTAAGATTGTAGGTCTTAGCACCTTCGACATTGAAGGTTGTACCTTGTGCAACTCCACCCCATACACCAGCGGTTACAGTGAACACACCAGCGGATCCAGAAGTAAGTCCACCAGCAATACCAGTTGGATGTGCTCCAGAGAAGACGAACTCGGAAAGGTTAGCAATAGAGTTCTTGTAGAATACTGCTTCAGTAGGTGAATTAACACCATCAGATGCCTTACTGAGGAAAGTAAATTTCTCAACAATGTTTCCAGCAGTTCCGGTTACAGAACCAGTGTCGTCAACTACGACTACATGGATTTCATCGTTCTTTGCACTTCTTTCAGAAGCATACTGTGAAGTTCCGGGTTTTTCAGCAATTGATTTCCAGGAAACAGTAGAGTTGGTAAGACCCAGAGTCTGACTGTTATACCAATCAGCAGTGGTAGCAGTGGTATAAGTTGCAATTCCTGCAGCAGCAGCGTTCTTAACTCTAAGTTGATTTACATTAGTAGTTGTTGAAGATCCTCTTGTGAAGGTAAATACTGCTTCACCAGATGTGCTGATACCAGATATTGCCTGGTCAACGAATACTGTGTCAACGCCAATGGCAACAACTTTAGTTCCTGTAGTAACAGTTGAAAGTGTAGATGCAACACTAACAACGTCTCCAACTGCAATATTTTGATCAATGCCTGCAGCAGCAGAAGTTGTGTTTATACCAGTAATTGAAACATCGAACAATGCATCAATATTACCAGCAGTTGTGCCAATACCAGTATTAGTGGTTGTGGTTGTGCTGCTAGGAGCAACAAATGAGAGTGAACCACTTTGCTGATAAGAAGCAGCAGTGGAAGTTCCACTACCATCAACCTTGTCGGTAATCTTAACTGAAACTTGACCAGTGCCAACTTCGGTGATGATTCCTCTCAGGAAACCTGCCAGTGCAGAAGTGCTTCCTGCTCCAGCAGTCGTTCTTCCGTCAATTGTTTGGGTAACACCCATACCGACTGTAACACCAGTGGTATCAATACCAGAGATGATTTGGTCAGCAGCACCGTCAATGGTGCAGACTTTAAGTTTGTTTGCCCACTTTCCGGGGTTCTTCGCTGCATACTCCCAAGAGACTGCACCGCTGTGGTTGTTTACATAATCCTCATAGGATTTGATTTTAACACCAGTAGAACCATCGTTGTTGGCATTGTTGAGATGATTGCCAGCAGACTCGTCAGTTCTGAGAACTCTCAGGGTTCCACCATAAGAAAGATATGCAGACGCACTCAACCAGTAGTCACACTGTGCGTCGGTTGTAATTGGCTTGCCAAAGGTTTTAAGAAGGTCTTGCTCAGTTTCAACCAGAATGGGAACATTAATGGGTCCCTTCTCAAATGGACCTGCAATTGCACCAACCTGGTCATTTGCAGCATCCACTCTACCGATTGTTAAGTCAACTTCTCTTACCTTGACGCCGGGGGATACTAGGTTAAGCGACATGTCTTTTCCTCGACCGAAGATTCATTTTTACTAAAACTATTTAGAAAAAATCACTCCTTAAGTGGGGAAACAGTGCGTGAACTACCAATCTGGGTAGGACCATTTACTCATATAATCATTTCTGTTAGCAATCACTCGCTTTTTCGTACACTCTTTACATTCATAAGAATATGACGACGGGAGTACACCTCTACCCTTTCTCGTCATATAGAAATCTTCTATTAGATCTTTACTCTCTTTACA